TTATCACCGAAAAGCCCTCTTACCCGTTGACCCTCCCTCCCCCAAGGGGTGGAAGTAGGAGAGCCAACGTCTCTTTATCAGCGAGCATTGTCAAGTTTTTACGTTGACTATCGGACTGCCAATCCGCCCTCCCTGCACTGTTGGGTGCAACCATGGGGTATGTGCCTTAAAGACATCGCTGTTTATTCCGTTCGATTGCTCTACTTGGAGGCGCGGGTCACGCCGAGGTTCTGTGTTTCTTGAGTTCAGCCCATACAGGCCATTAGCTAACGCGCTCTGACGGCTGCGTGTGGAGGTTGAGACTGGGACTGCTCACATGAAGCAGTGTTTTTAGCGTTCGTCCGCTTAATTTGGAAATCTATCGGCGCTAACCCGATACACAATCCCAGTCTCAAAAACAAAAAAGCCACTTACTACTGCGTCCTAGTCGTGGCCCTCGGATTGACCAAGGGTAGAACGCATGAGTAAATGGCTTCGATGTTCGCTGTCCACGACGACAACGCTTTTATTATAGATCAGACCAGACTAGTACTGTCAATACCCTGATAAAAATATTTTTGGGGTGAACGGGAGAATCGAACTCTCGCTGGCGGAATCACAGGCCGCCGTGCTGCCACTACACTACGAACACCGTAGTGGTCAATGATGAGTGGTCTGGGTGGCTGGATTTGAACCAGCGGCCTCCGCCTTCCAAGGGCGGCCGTCTACCGGGCTGACAATACACCCAGAGATAATCGGTCGAGGAAGAGCGGTTGCTTTCATGATGTTTACAGTTTAACACGGTTAAGTATCTAGTCCAGCTTTTTATGTATACAGTCCGCGCACCGCTCATCCACCTTGCCCAGCTCCGTCTTGGTGTACTGGCAGTCAGGCGCCATACGGAACTGTGCCTGCTCCACCTTGGCGGTTCTGGTCCGGCCATTGAGCCACCAGCCGTTCTGCACAAAGAGCTTGGGCTTGTATGCCTTGCGGTTGTGGCATCCGTAGGTCATGGCTTTAATAGCGGGATCGAGTTGCTCAGGCGCTTGAAGTCTGACTCGATGGCGTTCAGGTCTTCCAACACCTCTTGGTTGACCATCGTCAAGCCACGCACATCCATGTAGTTCTGAATAACATCACTACGCTCAACTGACCACAAAACGTGCGGCTTGATGTGCCAACGGAACCGAAACCGAGCAGTAAACATCTCGTGCTTGGCAAAGTCATACCATGCCCACAATAGACGGAAACCACCCCTTGTGCGGCTGAAGTTAAGGCCCAGCTTAATGAATGAGCCTTCTGGTGTGTGGTGAATCATTGTCTATCCTTTATGCGGCATAGGGGTTCTCAAGCTTACGTGACATGCCACTGTCCACATAGTCGTCCATGTCGTAGTCGTCTCGTGGTGCGCCGTCGATGTCTAGCCAACCAGCATCACGCAGGAACCGTAGTCCTTGGGTGCAGGCGTCCACGAAGTCGTCATGGCTTGAGTCAGGGAAGCTACAGATCTGGGAGACGAAGCCCTCAGCCCAGTCCTTGACGTAGCCCTTACGGACACTGCTCTCAGGGATCCATACGCGCCCTGCGGCGATGATGTTGGACACGATGTTGAGGCGCTGGATCTTGTCAGCCCTGCCGGGGTTATATGCACGTACAGGCAAGTGCCCACGGCGTAAGTCTTGGATCAGGGCGATACCTGCGGACTTGTCTTCCACGAGGATCAGGTCAACCCTCTTCTTGTCCTTGCCCTCACCGTAGACCACGTCGTACTCTTCGATCACCTTGGGGCGCAAGTCAGGATACTGTAAGCGGTCTTGCCAGCAGTCGATGATCATGGCGGACATTGGGCCATCTAGGGGCTTGAACACACCGAACGTGATGGCGGCTGTCGGGTCGTTGACAGTCTTCTCTGAGCTGGCGCAGTCGTAGCTCTGCACGATGTACTCGAACTTGGGGAAGGGCTTGTTAGGCGCCCACAGCTTGAACATCTCACGCTTGACGATGCCTGACTCTTCTGGGTCGATGATCTCCGCATGGATCTCTTGACGACCAATCTTAGTACCTTCGTATGCAAGGATCTGCTTTTGAAAGCTTGGCGCAAGGTTGGCTAGGTTGACGTAGGTTGAGGCGGTCGTGATAGCCACGTCGTCACCTTCCCTGCCGATCAGCTCAACGATCAGGTCTTTGGGTCGTGGTGTGGTGGTGGCGATCACCTGCGTGCGACCGTCAGCCTTCTTAAGACGAACAGCGAACTGAATGTTGTACCAAGCTTCGTCGAGGTAGTCCCAAGCCGCCAGCTCGTCTAGCCATGCACCATGGTACTGACCACCACGGAAGCGGTCAGGCTCACTGGCTGAGATGCCTTTGATCAGGCTACCGTTGACCAGCTTGATCTCATGCAGGGCTTTGTTGTAGTCCTCGATCAGCACCTCTGGAATGACGGCGATCAAGCCTGACTCACCCTCGAAGCATGTGCCACGTACGTCCATGGATGTAGGGGCGGACACTAGCCAGCGGGTGTTGGGGTTCTCCCATGCCCACCACCAAAGCTGTTCAGCCGCTGTACGGGTCTTGCCAGCTCCACGGCCTGCCAGCATGAGCCAGATAGACCACCACTCACCTTGGGGTAGCTTCTGGTGATTGAACGCGCCTGAGAGCCATTTGATGCGTGTGGCATAGGCGGCTCCATGGTAGGGGCCGAGCTTCTTGCGTAGCTCATCGTCTTGGAGGATGTCCAAGATGTCCTGCTCGATGACAGCACTCATTCAGCGATCCGAATCAGCTCAAGGCGCTTCACGGCCACATCCAGCATGTCTCTGACGCTCACATCAATGACAGTTGGGTCTGACTTCTCTTCGGCCTGCTTGTGCTCACCGTACTTCTTGGGCGCCATGCGTGCGGCTGTCCACTTGCGGGTGTCGACCCGAAGCTTCATCCATGCCACGTAGGTGGAGTCGAACTTGACCTCGATCAGCTCACCATTCTTGTCGGTCACGTAGTTCAGCTCAGGAGGTTGGTCAACGATGTCAGTCAATTCATCGAACTGCGTCTCAGCCTGCAATTCGCGTGCGCGTGCGTACTTCTCCGAGAAGTCAGGGTAGCGGAGCAACCACTCGTACACCGAAGACTGCGCAGGCATCCCGTCTTCCATGCATATTCTTCTCAAGCTCTCTCCTAGAGCTATACGTATGCATATATCGTTTGCGACCTTGTCTGAGTAAGCAGAAGGTCGCCCCATCTTTGTCACTTCTTTCGTTTGCGGCTCACCTGTCACATCGGCGACATCATCGCTGGGAAGACTCTTTGGTTTCTTTGCCATTGCTGGACTCCTTTAACGTGAAGTTTAACGGATGTTTCGCTTTACGTGCAACGTCAGTCTTTCAATCCCCTCATGATCCTTCTATCCATGTCTTTGATGGTGAGCTTGTATTCTTTGTTTTGGCTTTCCAGTTTGGCGATTTTGTTGTTGGCGTGCTTGAGCTTTGATTCCAGCTCTTGCACCTGCGTCTGTAGCTCTGTGATGGCTTTGTTTGCCAGCTCAGGGTTCTCGCAGATCCAGTCTGCTTCCCAGATCTGCTCTGTCATTTGTTTTTCTCCATGAGGTCAGCCAGCATTGTTTCTGCGAATTTGTATTGGTAATCGCCTGAGTACTTCTTGACCCCAAAGTGATCGCAGGTGTGGCGGATGTCCAAGTAGCTCTTAAATCCAGCCTCCTTGAGCTTTTTGCCGATCTGGATGTCCTCTGAGATCATTCCGCCATTGATGATCTGCACGTCACAGATGAGTCTACGGATCTTGCCATCGTTGTATGGAGTTGATGCGTCATACAGAGCTTTCATGGCTTTCCTGCTTAGGCGCAAAAATCCTGTGGCAAGGAACTCTACCTCTAGGAGCCTAAGATCTTGATCCCAGCGGTGCTGTTTAGGGTCTTCTGGGCGATGTGTGTAGCGCTCGTCGTCTGTCTTCATCCTTGCAGTGATCCCCACAACGTCTACAGGGTGGTCGAGCACATCAAAGAACGCCTGTGCGTCGAACGCTTGATCCACGTCCAAGAACACAATGTCATCCACCCCGTTGTCATAGGCGTCGCAGAACAGGTTGTTTCGGGCTTTTTGTAGGAGAGCCTCACCCATCCAGTATTGCAGGCTGAGCTGTAGGTCAGGGCGCTCCTTGGCGGCTCTTTGGAAGATTGTGACCAGTGCGATGGCGTGATCACACACGATCTTGCCGTCGTATGACGGGCTGACGATTGCTACTTTTCTGGTCATATCTTCATGTCTCTCACGTATTTGGCGAAACTTGCGGCTGTGTCACCGAAAGGCATGGCATCGAACCTTTTAGCCACCTCTTCCAAAGTTTCGTTTCTTGTTTTTTGTTGAGCCTTTTGCTCGGCAAAGAGTTTGTCAAACTGCGAATACAGGTTGGGTGTTGCAGTCTGGCGGGTTTCCCTGCTTGGGCAGGTTCTGCCTTGGTTGCAGTGGTTGTTGCAGGGTGGGCAACCGACCATAGCGTCCAGCAGGGGTGTGCCGTATGTGTACTTCTCCTGCGGCTGTTCTCTTGCGGCTTCAATGGCGGCAATGGCAACCTTGGCTCTGTTTGATTGCCATCGTGTTTCGTTACTCCATGCGATTTCTCCAAACGCATCCAATGCAATGCGTAGTGCTTCGTCCTTAGTCATCGTCGCTCTCCACGTTTTCTTGTATCAGTTGTTGCTTGACCAGCTCCAATACGCCTATCACGGTAGACATGTAAAGCGTCTCGTCATACTTGCGGACGACTTCAATCAGCTCA